CCACGGTTAGCGACAGCATTGGCCTGGTGCCGCTGGCGAGCTCACACCGGCTGCTGGCCCGTGCAGGCTGACAGCCGCTCGAGACCCCCCCTCCGGAACTTCGACCGGGCCGTGGAGGGAGGCGCTGCCCCAGAGACGTCATTCCCCAATTTTCCTGGAATTTTTTCTGCTACTGTCGCTTATCCTGAGCACGAATCGCTGTCGCTAGTGCGGCCCGACACGGGATTTCCCAAGTGACAGTGACAGCGCCCAGCGCCTTCGATGTGTTTCTGGACCGCTACGCGGATCATAGCGAGCTGTTCGTGCGGGAGGTATTGGACTTTCCGAACGAGGTAGAGCGCGCGCAGGGGAAGGATATCTACCCCTGGCAGCGGGACGTGCTGGGGGCCTATGACCGGGGACAGCCATGGATCGCCATCCGGAGCGGCCATGCGGTAGGGAAGACGACGGTGCTGGCGTGGCTGCTCTGGCACCGCATCCTCTGCCGGTTCCCCCAGAAGACGGGGGTGACGGCCCCATCCGAGAAGCAACTCTTTGATGCGTTGTGGGCAGAGTTCCAGACCTATGGGAAGCGGTTGCCACGGACACTCCAAGGACTCGTGGACGTGAAGGCGGCCTCGGCTGAGTTGAAGGCCGCCCCGTCGGAAAGTTTCATCTCCATCAAGACCGCTCGAGCCGAGCAGCCTGGGGCCTTACAGGGGTTGCACTCCGAATGGGAACTCGTCGTCATCGACGAGGCGAGTGACGTGCCGGAGACAGTCTGGCAGGCCGCCCAGAGTTCGCTCACGGGCCCCCATCCGATGGCGATTCTCACGGGCAACCCGCTCATTCCGGAGGGCTTCTTCTTCCGGGCGCATACGTCGCTGAAGCAGATGTGGTGGACGCGGCACGTCTCACGGGCCGAGGTCTCACCGGACCTGGAGCGGGACATCTACGCGCAAGGCATCGTGGCGGAGTATGGGCGGGACTCGAACGTCTACCGGGTCCGCGTGGAGGGCGAGTTCCCGGTCTCGGAAGACGACGTCATCATCTCCTATGACTTGGTGGAACCCGCCCTGACCCGGGACATCCAGATTCCGCGGAGTGCCCCGGTCATCTGGGGCGTAGACTGCGCGCGGTTCGGGTCCAACCGCTCGGCCTTGGCGAAGCGCCAGACCCAGCAGTTGCTCGAGCCCATTCGCTGGTGGATCAAGCTGGATGCCATGCAACTGGCTGGCCGCGTGCAGATGGAATGGGACGCCACGCCCGACTTCCTCCGACCCGTCCAGATTTGCGTTGATGCCATTGGCATGGGCGGGGGCGTGGTGGATCGCCTGAAGCAGTTGGGCTTGCCCGCCCGGGGGGTGAACATCCAGGAATTGCCCGCACTCCAGAACCAGGACCGCTATGGGGACATGCGGACGGAGCTCTGGTTCAAGGGGCGCTCCTGGTTCGCCAATCGGGACTGCAAGATTCCCGCCTCCTATGGGCGGCGCATCGCGGGCGATGACTTCATCAAGGAGTTGACGAGCGAGCACTATGACTTCCTGGGAAAGCGCGGCCGCCTACGGGCGAAGCCCAAGGACCAATCGCATTCCCCGGACCTGGCGGATGCCTTCATGCTGACGTTTGCCGTGGATGCGATCACCCTGGCCCGAGGCCGGGAACGGGGCGCCCACGTCTTCCGGCCCATCTATAATCCGGGGCTCGTCTGATGGCCAAGCCCTCCCCCGATGAGATCCAGGCCCTCCTCCAGCAGCACATCGAGGATGCCCGCAACTACATGGCGGCCGAACTGACCCCCGACCGCGTGCGGGCCACGAAGTATTACCGGGGCGACCCGTTCGGCACCGAAGGCCCGCAAGAAGTGGCCGGCCGCTCGCAGTTTATCAGTACCGACGTCCGGGATACGACGCTCGCCATGCTGCCCAGTTTGGTCCGGCTGTTCCTGCCGACCTCGGGCCACGTGATCGAATACCAGCCCCGGCCCAAGACCCTCCAGGAGATTCAGCAGGCCGTCGCGTTCGCCACCCAAGCCACCCAGATGGTGAACGAAGTGGTCTTGCAGCAGGACAACAACGGGTTCACCGAGCTCCACGCCGCCTTCAAGGATGCCCTCGTGCGGCGCCAGGGCACCATCAAATACTGGTGGGAGGACCGGAGCCAGTACAAGACCTACACCGCCGACAACTGCGACGTGCTCCAGTACGAAGCCCTGGTGAATGATCCCGACGTGAAGATCCTTAAGGAACAGGAGACGCTGACCCCGGAAGGCATCGTGCTCCGGGATGTGGAATATCAGCACTGGCGCCGCGACGGCATCGCCTGCCTCTCGTGTGTCCCGCCCGAGGAACTGCTCGTCTCCCGCGACGCCCGGAACCGTGAGCACGCCACCTTCCTCGCGCATCAGACGGAAAAAAGCCGGGCCGAACTGATCGCCATGGGCGTGCCCGCCCAGGAGATCGACGACTTCGGCGGACCGTCCCAAGAGTTGATGCAGAACCAGGAGGAGACCGCCCGCCGGGGCGGCATCTCCCACATCGACCAAGCGGCGACGCCGGACGAGATCCGCCACCTCTGGATTGAGTCCTACCCCTACCTGGATCTGGATGGGGATGGGGAAGCGGAACTGGTGCGGATTCGAAGCATCGGGCCCGGGTACCACATCGTCGGGGACCCGGAACCTGTGGACGAGCGTCCCTTCGCGTTCTTCTGCCCCGACCCCGAGCCCCACGTCCTGATCGGCCAGTCCGTCGCCGACCGCGTGATGGATCTCCAGCGGATGAAGTCCAGCTTGTATCGCGGGGCCGCCGATGGGCTCTCCAAGAGCCTCTTCCCCCGGCGCTACTACATGGAAGGCATGGTCGATGTGCAGGCCATGCAGAGCACGGCCATGTCGCAGGACGTCGCGGTCTACGATGGGGTCCAGCCGGGCCAGGCGATCTTCATCGAGACCTATGAGTGGCAAGGGGAACAGTGCCTCGCCTTCGTGAATGCCCTCGATGGGGTGAAGCAGCAACGGGTGGGACCCCTGCCGGCGACCTTGGACCCGGACAGCTTGCAGAGTACGCCCGAGATCGGGGTCAAGGCCACCGTCCAAGCCGCCTCGGAACAACTCGAACTGGTCGCCCGCATCTTCGCCGCCACCGGGATGCAGCAGCTCGGCAAAGGCTTGCTCAAGCTCCTGGTCGAGCACCAGCCCCGCGCCCGCATCGTTCGGCTGTCGGGCCAGTACGTCCCGGTCGATCCCAAAGCCTGGGACGCCGAGATGGACGTCCAAGTCAACGTCGCCCTGGGGACCGAGCAGAAGCTCGGCGTCCTGGCGATGGTGGCCCAGAAACAGGAGCAGGTGCTCCAGACCCTCGGGCCCTCAAACCCGCTCGTGACCTTGGGCCAGTACCGGAATACGCTCGCCCAGATCATGCAACTCCAGGGTATCCCGAACGTGGATGCCTACTGGCAACCGCTGCCGGCGAACTGGCAGCCGCCCCCGCAGCCCCCAAGCCCGGACCCCAACCTGCTCCTGGCCCAGGCGGAGATGGCCAAGGCGCAAGCCAAGTTCCAGAAGGATCAGGCGGACTTCCAGATCGCGCAGGTCTCCGCCGCCCAGGAGATGGCGAACCTCCGCGCCCAACTCGCCTCGAAGGAAGCCGAACTCGCCCTCCGCCGGGAGGAGTTGCACGTCACCGATGAACGGGAACGCGACAAGGCGGAAGCCGATGTGGCCGTGAAGATCGCCGTCGCCAATGCCCAGTTCGGCAGCCAGATCACGATGGCGAACATCGAGGCCGATATCGCGCGTGAGCAGATGGCGCAAGACGCCGTGATCGCCCTGCATCCCAAGTCGGGGAACGGCGAATCCGCCAAACCCGCGCCCGCACCAGCGGCTGCCCCAGCGCCCAAGAAGAAGAAGGGGCCCAAGGTGACGACCGTGACGCATGACGCCCAGGGCCGCATTGCCAAGTTGACTACGCAGGAGCCTGAGTAGTGCCCACCGCGGCGATTGCGAAAACGAGCACGCCCGACGCGGCGGCCGGAAATCCCATTGACGTGGTTACGCTCAATCCGGGGGCTGGCACGGCGGATCGCCAAGTCGTGGCCCTCGGCGACCCCACGACCGGCACGAACTACGCGACCATCCTCTCGACCGGCGAGCTCAACGACAACCTAACCCGGCTGGCGGGCACGGCGGTCGATGTGAACTCCGGGCTCAAGTCGGCGGGGACACTTCGAGTTGTACTTGCAACGGATCAACCCCAACTCACGAACAAGTTGCTCGTCACGCCAGACTCCGTGGCGCTGCCCGCGAATCAATCGGTGAATGTCGCACAGATCGCGGCGACGAATACCGTCACCGCCGCGGCGGGCGTCCAGAAAGTCGGCGTCGTAGGGAACGCGGGGGCCATCTTCGACGCGGCGACTGGCGCCGCGGTCCCCGCCAACGGCATTTTCCTTGGTGGTCGCGCTGCCACGGCCAATCCCGCGAACGCGACGGGCGGCAACCTGGTGGGTCTGTTCGCCGACCATGCCGGCCGGTTGGTGGTGACCCATGGGCAGGCGCGCGAGTTGATCGGCATTCAGCAAACCAACGTCGCCGTGTCCACGGAAGCGACCATTATCACGGCTGGCGGGGCGGGCGTCTTCTTGGATCTCGTGGCGCTCATCATCACCACGACGGGGGCGGCCGCGCAGACGATTACCATCAAAGATGCGACCGGCGGCACGACGCGGTTTATCCTGAACTATCCCAATGCAACCCTCGCGCCGGGAGCGCCCTTCATCCTCTCGTTGGGCTTTGCCATTCCGCAAGCGGCCGCCAATGCCAATTGGACCGTGACGCAAAGCGCCACCACCGCCTGCAACTATACGGCGGTGTTCCTGAAGAACACCTAAGGAGGCCGCATGGCCTGGGATAGCGCCGGGTTACTCAGTTCCCCAGTGAGTGACACCGTCCTGGCAGATACGGGGGCCCTGACCGCTGGTGCGCTGACTGTCACGCTGATCATCTACGCGCCCGGCGGGGGCGGGGTCGAGTTGCAACAGCGGAACCCGACGAACACGACGACCGTGATGGCGCAGAAACTGAATATCTACGGGGGCATTCCGATTACGGGATCCATCGGACCGATTCTCTTCAGCCTGAACGAGCGCCTGCGGATCGTGGCGGATGGGGATCTCACGGGCGATGTGCAAGTGAGCGTCTTCCATTGACCGATGAGCCTCCTCCTCCTCTGGAACGCCGGGATTGCGGTCGCCCCGCCGGCGGTGGTCGTGCCTGGGACACGGGTGCGCCGTCGGCGCCGGGAACGCCAGGAGCCGAAGCGCCGGGAGATCGTCTATGTCCATGATGAACTCGGCCCGGCCGTGGATAGTCCCGTGCCCGAATGGCTCCGCTCGGAGCAGGACTTGGCGGCCTTAATCCTCTGGGAGGTCTTATGACCGCGGCGCTCTCGCCCGAACAAGCGGCCTATCAGGCCAAGGAAGTCCAGCAGTTCCTGAGCCATGACGCCATTCAACGGGCTTTGGCCGCCACGGAAGCCGAGTTGAAGGACGCCTGGGCCAATCGGTCGGAGACGCCGGAGGCCCGGGAAGAGTGCTGGCAGGAACTCCAAGGCTTCCGCCGTTGGGTCCGGAAACTCCGGAGCCTCGCCGCCGGCCGCTCGCTTGCAATTGTCCAGGAGGACACGTAATATGCCGACAGCAGATCGGGGGGTCACGAGCACCCCGCTCAACCCCCAGCAGACGCAGGCGAAGATCTTGGACCTCATCACCGAGGTGGGTGATGAACCCGTCGAGACCGCCCCTGCGGAGACGGCGCCAGCGAAGGCAGAGAAGACGGCGCCCGTAGCAGAGCCGGAACCATCTGAGGCGACTCCCCCCGAGCCCTCAGAGACGGAACCGACCCCCGAGGAAGACACAACTGAGTACGAAGTCCTGGCGGACGGCGAGCCGATTACGGTCACGCTCGCCGAGCTCAAGAAGAGCTACTCGTACCAGGCGCATAACACCCGGAAAGCCCAGGACCTGGCCGAGCAAGCGAAACGGCTCGAGCCAGACATCCGCCAGCGGATCGAGGCCGAAGTCGGGGCCACCCGCGAGCAGTACCTGCAAGGGCTCCAGCAGTTGCGGCAAGCCTTGCAGCGGATCGAAGGCGAGCCCGACTGGGTGGCGAAGCGCCAGGAACTGCCCCCGGAGGAGTTCCTGAAGCAGAAGGCCGACTGGGAAGCGGCGAAGGCCGAGCGGGAGCAGTTGGCCCGCCATGAGGCCCAGGTCGCGGAGGAAGCCCAGCAGGCCCGGGCCAAAGAACACTTGGCCTATCTGCGCCAGGAGGAGGCCAAGCTGACGGCCGCCATTCCGGACTGGGCGACGGATGTGCCGAAGGGCAAGGCCGAGATCGCCAAGCTTGCCGAGTTTGTGCGGACGAAGTATCAGGTGCCCGAGGCCCAGGTGGCCCAAGGATTTCAGAGCGCGGCGGTGATCCTGATGGCGCGGGATGCGTACCGGTTTGCCGAATTGAAGCGGGAGCCGAGCGCGGAGGCGAAGGCCAAAACGGCACCCATCCGGCAAGCGCGTCCGGGGACGCCGGCGCGGCCGCGGGCGAATGAACAGCAACTGAAACTGGTCGAGCGGGCGGCCAAAACGGGCCGGTCCCGCGACGCCCAGAAAGCCATCGAAGCGATGTTGCCGGACTAGTGACAGGCTGACCAGCGCCCCCGGGCCGCGGGGGTGGGTGGTGGGGGGAGTGCAGCACGGGGCGGCACGGGGGAGGCTGGGACTATGACGATCTTCACGAACACCACGACAACCTTTGACATCAAAGGCATTCGCGAAGAGTTGTCGAACATCATCTACAACATCTCACCGGAAGACACGCCCTTCATGTCGAATGCGGGGCGCGAAGCGGTGGAGAACACACTCTACGAATGGCAGCGGGATGTCCTCGCCGCTGCCGTCTCCACCAACGCGCAGCTCATCGGCGACGACATCACCTCGGGCGATGCGGTCACGGCGACGGTCCGGATGGGGAACCGCACCCAGATTCTCCGCAAGGTGCTCGTCGTGGCGGATACGGTGGAAGCCGTGTCCAAGGCGGGCCG